GAGCGTCATATCCCGACACGATCCAAATACATCACTTGGGAGGACGGTGCGTGGTTCGTTTGGCGAATGAACACCGACCGAGTACCGATATTCATTGGACGATTCCACGATCTTGAATCCGCAATGTTCAGAGTCAGATAAACAAGGGGGCGAAAGCCCCCTTTTTTTTGCCTGTAAATTTTATGGCAATAAGATAAGAAATCTTACGGTTGTTTAAACTAACACACAGATCTAGCAACGCAGGCAATTATCTTTGCGTTTAAACTCAGAATTTATCTAGATTCTCGGCATAGGTTCCTGCCTGTTTGCCGTACAGCAAAGTGGTTTCCCCTTGGGTTCCGACCCACCGGAAACGACACTTCCATACCGCGATCTCCACGACCGGGCCGTCCATCCGATGCACGGTAACCCCGCAATCGGTCTTTGCCCACCACGCCATCGACCCGCTAATGCTCATGCCGTCCGGGCGCGGTTGTTCGACACCGCTGCGCTGAATCTTGGATGGATGGGCAATAAACCATGTGTGGACATCGTTTGTTTTACAGAACTTCTGAACCCGGGTCAGCATATTGCTGATCGCCTCGGTCTCCGTGCTGTTTGTTTTGTCCATCTCGATGTAGTTGTAAGGGTCTATGACCAAGCCCCTTATTCCGATGCGTTTAACCGCAGCACGCGCCCGCTCCAAAATGGAATCCAGCGTGCTTGGTTCCTCCCCATTGGAGTCGATGAACAGGAAATGGTCGTTCACGAATTCAAAAGCTTCCCGCATCTTATCTTCTGCCATGCGGTTGCTACCCTCGAAGAACTTCATCCCTGTGTAGATTTCGATGAGCCGCGCAATGTGGATCTCGGGTTGGTTCTCGAACGAACAGATCGCGAACTTCCAATCCTCCGACTTCGCGAGGTTGACCATAAGTTGGTCCACGAAGTTGGACTTTCCTGAGCTTGGGTATCCGGTCACGACCGTAAGCTGCCCGGGTGCGATGGTGTAAATGGTATCGAGGGACGGATAGCCGGTCGAGAAGCCCTTGCCTGTCCCCTTGGCGTACAGATCGTTTAAACGCTCAAGGTAGGTCTCGGCATCTGAGAGGCCGCTGATCGGGTACGGCGCGGCGTTGTCTATGATCTGCCGTATATCTTGTGACGGGTCATCTCGTGATGGGTCATTGAAGATTTCGTTTAGATCTTTGGCGTCAAACTTGGCAACCCTGCATTTCTCTTTGCCAATCCTTCGCGCCAGTTCTTCTGCCAAGGCTTGGCCCGGGGCGTCTTGGTCTGTGGCAAGGACGATGTGTGGTGCTGCTTCTAGGATGTCTCGTGCGTTCCATACAAAGGCAAACTTCTTATCTTCCTTGGGGCTTACCTTTCCATCTGCCACCTTGACGGGCGCACCACCGGGAACGCTGATCGCGTTGGGGATCCCTGCCTGTCTGAGGGTCAGCGCATCAATCTCCCCTTCGACAATGATGATGGGTTCTCCCGGCACAACATTGTCGATTCCAAAGAAGTCATGTGCGCCGCCTGATTCCTGCGTGAAGTCTTTCTCCGGGAAGGATCGGTACTTAACCGCAACCAAGGAGCCGCTGCGAAAGTACGGGAACCCAATGGCGTCCGAGGTTTTATTTAAACGGGCAAAGAACTTGTCGGCAGCGAAGAGCTTGGCTTGGTCTGCCACCTCCTTGCTGATTCCCCTGCTCGCAAGGTAATCGTAGTGCTGGCTTTGCAGGGCATTCGTTAACACCTGCGGCTGTGGAACTGCTGCCAATTTGTACTCCCTTTTCTCGGGTTGCACCGATCCATTCGCATCACAATGATGGCAGTAATACAGCACCGCCCCATCGGACTGACGGGTCAGGGTCATTTCTTTTAAACGGGATTTTCTGCGCGAGTCCGAGCAGAAGGGGCAGATGATTCGCGCTGAGTCGCCCCAAAATTCCTCGATCTGAGGGATCATTTCATCGACCCGTCCGACTTGCGCGGGAAGGATCGGTTCTTCTTCGGAGATTGGAGGGTGACCCCATCTTTGTTGCTGCCACCTTTTGAAAGGGCGACCTTGTGGGCGACATCTTTTCCTGCCCTGTCGATCCCCTTCTTGTCCAAGGATCGTCGCGCCCTTTGTCGCTCCATCCGATCCTCGTGTTCTCCCCTGTCAACCTGTGTCTTGTACTCTTGCTTGTAGTTTCTTTTAAGCATTGGCATGGTGTTGTTCCAGAGATTTAAACGGACGTAGCTGGGACTGTTCCAGAGCGTACCCAGAACCGTGTCCGAGATCAATGATATTTTCCGGGTTTAAAAGCTCTTTTGCGAAGACCCACCCCGGGAAGGTCACCGTATTGTCAGCGACAATCGCGAGGACGTAAATGTCGGCATCCTCTACGGCCTTCTTCAAGGTTGCCAACAACCGCCCATTGGTGCGACGGGTCGCCTTAACATCAACGCTTTTGCCAGCGACCATGCAGTCCGCTCCCCCTGATCTTGGACTGATAGTCAGTTCAGGAAAAACATTCTGCCACTTGCAAAACGCAAGCTCCGCGACGATGCCGTCAATGTCTGTCTGATAGTCGGACTGCGGTCCGATCTTTGCATTAGATACCTGACTTCCCCTTGCGACCCCATTTCTCATGGCCGCAATCATGGAAGCCACCGCCATCTCCCCTCCATCAAGGGTAACCATTCCCTCCCCTTACGCGCCCTTAAGGGGCGCTTATAGCTTGGATCGTCCCAAAGACTCCCCCTACCCCACAGGGTATGAGGGAGGATCGTCCGCCCTTTCGGGCATCTGCATGTGCGTTAGCACCCCCGGGCTTGCAGATACGACTAGCCCCACGGATTGTTCGGGAACTGCCCCCTAGCCTTGCGGCGTACCGTGTAGTGGTTTTCTTCCGAGCGGCCCCACTTACGGCCCCTACTGCGTGCGGAGTACGAAAAAAAAGACCGCTTACTACTGCCCCCCCGGTAGCAACCCCGGAGAACCGGGGCGGAGAGGCATGAGTAAGCGGTCTATCTTGTGTCGGTTGCTACGCCAACAGTTCGCAGAATACACGAAATAAAAGCTGTGTCAACAAGAAAAAAAAGACCCGCACACAGGCGGGTCAAACCAACTAGAGGAGAGGCAATGCCTGACGCATAGCCAAGAGAAGGGTACGTCGTTTGTACTGGGTTGGCAACCCCAAGTCCTGCGGGAAGTCAAGGACTCCAAATAGGGGTATTTGGGGTGTCAATGTTTAAACATACCAAGTGTGACAGTGTGACGGTTGTGACAGTAATTCTTACTCTCTCTCTAGGAATCGGTTTTTTCGATTATTGGGGATGAATATGCAAGTAGCGTCACATCCGTCACACCGTCACAGATTTTGTTTAAACATTAAAAATAATCGCAAAAGCCGGCTAATGCGACGCTTTCTGGGTTATCCACAGCGTTTAAACATCACCTTGTTACCTTGGCCACTCCTCATTACTAGGGCCGGATGGCGACCCTTAACGCCCACAAATGCGACAGGTTCGCGCCTAACTCATTGATTTATTAGGACTTTGTTATCCCGCATTATGAAATCCCTGTACTCGCAAGTCTCAGGAAAGCGGCAATAACTAATTCACTTCGGGGCAAGTGCCTCGATGATGATTTCGGTTCGGGGGTTCTCTTTGTCCAGCCCCCAGTAAATGTGCTTTTCCTTGACCTGCCTGTCGTTCACATAGAAGACATCCTGCATCAGGTCAAGGATCAGGCTTTCATCTAGGTCTGGTCGGCGCGATGCGTAGTGGATAGTCATGGTCACCTTCAGGTCGCCGGTCATCAGGGGATTGATCGGGCTGACCTGCTCTCGGAACCGCTCCGCATACGCCCTCGCCTTCGCACTTTTGATTAGGCGGGACACCCCTCCGATCCTCACAACCTTGCGGCTGTTCGCCTTGGATGCAGGCTCTCCATAAATAATTTGCACAAGTGCTTGCGTACCGTTCCAAATAGTGCTATTGTTCGTTTCCATAGCTTTTACCGAGAGGAGATATGAAGGTTACAAACAAGTTCGGAGTACCAGCGCCACTCGTGACTCTGGCTACTCGGGAATACTACAGCAAGGGGGGGGCGCAGTACAGCGTTACTGAGCTTCTCTCTCCTCCGAGGGTGCGTCGTTTGCGCGAACAGTACGACTCGGAGATCGAGACAGATGTGACCGACATGATGTGGTCAATGCTCGGCTCTGCCCTGCACGTTGTCATGGAGCGGGGGCAGACTGAAGGCCACATTACCGAGGAGCGTTTGTTCATCGAGGTCGATGGGGTAACCCTATCCGGTGCCATCGGCTTGCAGGAAGAACGCGACGGCGGGGTTGTCATCACCGACTACAAGTTCACCTCCGCTTGGGCGGTGATGAACGACAAGCCGGAATGGGAGCAGCAGCTTAACGTCTATCGGTGGTTGGTGGAGAAGGTCAAAGGAAACCGGGTTGATGCGCTACGCATCTGTGCCTTGATCCGAGACTTCAGCCGCCACGACACGCGCGATGGCTATCCAGCCGCGCAAATCACGATGGTGGATATCCCCCTATGGACGCTGGAACAGGCCGATCTGTTCGTGCGGCGCAGGTTGGATATGCATCGTGAGGCGAAGGTCTCCCATGATCTTGGAGACGCTCTGCCCGAGTGTTCTGCGGAGGAAAGATGGGAGTCTGAAACAATCTATGCGGTTAAACGGGAAGGCAGAAAGACTGCCATCCGTGTGTTCAAGGATCTTAACGAAGCCAAGGAATTGGCAACCAAGGAGAAGGGCTATGTCGAAACGAGACCCGGGGAATCCCGCCGATGCGCAGGAAACTTCTGTTCAGTCAACCAATGGTGCGAACAATATGCACGAGCTAGAGCATCGTCTGATCCAGCTTAACGTCAACGACCACGTTGAGAAGAAGCAAGGGCTGTCCTACCTGTCTTGGGCATGGGCATGGCAGGAAGCTTTGCGGATTGATCCTGCGGCGACATTCAATGTCCATACCTTCGATGGCAAGCCGTACATGGACGTTAATGGCACGGGCATGGTCTGGGTCAGCGTGAACCTTGGCTCACGCGCACGGAGTTGCTTTCTGCCGGTGATGGACTACAAGAACAAAGCCATCACGAACCCGGATTCCTTTCAGGTAAACACCGCCATCATGCGCTGTTTAACCAAGTGCCTCGCCATGTTCGGGCTTGGCCTGTACATCTACGCAGGGGAAGACCTA